GTCGCTTAATTCGTTGTAAGCCTGCGCAAAAAAGCGTGTTTCGTCGTCGCTAGTCCACTCGATAGCCTCCGCAAGTGTAGAGGCGTTCCAATCATAATAAGAGTTACTTAATCCGTAATCTCTAATATCTGATGATAAATAGATATAGAACTCTCCCGCTACAAAATCGCCCTTTTTTTCGTCTCGCGCGGTTGCCTCGTAAATAGTAAATCCGTTGATAGCCTTAATTCGTTTCATTGTTAAACCTCCATTATTGAAATATGCCCATTTGGGGCGGTGTTATTATGTCAATAATTCTAGCGTTTTACGGCTATAATATCAATATAAAAATAGCGTTTTAGCGATATTTGACGTTTTGCATAAAATAGCGTTATACGGCTATGTGGGTTTATTGTACAATTTGACTATAAAAACGGGTTTTTTCCAGAACCAGAACGGGCGCAGGGCGGGGTGCAATGAATACCACGGGCGGAAAAAGTGAACATTTGACCATAGACGGGGATATAATGACCCCAAAAAGGACGGGAGGCGGACGGCGTGAACATACCAGAAGATATAAACGAAATCACATTCGGCGACTTTGAATTATACACGGCGGAATATATCGACCGATTGATAGATATAAATGATATATATGATAGTAATACTTTTACGGGGTTAATTAGGTTTATTAATACTAATCTTATTCGTAGTAATACTAAACAACTATTTATTGATACTATCGAGGCTATGCAAAGATTAGATAACCTATTTAATTGCTATGCAATGCTTTGTTATCGATACAAACAGCAACCTAATTTATTAGAATTCTCATTGTTATTAGGTATAGATTACAAGTTTTTTAATGCGTGGTTAAATGGTATTAAATACAACTTTAAAGATAATTTAATATTATATAATAGTGGGTTAAATACTATTACATCTAGTAATAATTACTATGTGCAAGATTCTAGGCAAATCCTACTATTTAGGTATGAATTAGTATCGAGATGGCAGGCGGAATGTAGAAATAACCGAATAAAGGGCGCAGGGCGTGGAAATGTGGGTCAAATATTCCTAACTAAAGCGCTTGACGGAATACGAGACGACACGCCCCAAACGGCGCAAAATATCACCTTTGCGGGCGTGGATGCCCTACCCGACCTATCGCAAGCCGTGGCGGAATTGTCAGACAATAACGCCAAATATCCGCAGGAATGACCCGAAAAAAAGGCGGATAATTATATATACAATTCAAACAATTTATAACCCCCGTAAAATGGGCGTTTTTCAGCGTTTAAAAATCCCCAACTATTCGCAAAACACGAATTTAACGAATAGAATTCGAAATATTACGAAATTGTATATACAATTCAAACAATTTTAGCGGGTTTACTTGTTCGGACGGGGTCGGGGTCTAGCGGGCATCTCAAAGTCGGCGGTTTTACCCCCTCACACCCCCGAAAAAACAAAAAAGGCACTAATAATATAAAAGAGCAGTAAATAAGAGACATACATATAGGGGGATATAATGCATATATATTATTGGGAGCGAAAAAAGGTGAACACATCATATTTGGAGGGAGTAGGATAAAAGATGTGCAGATACTGTGATGCGAGTTCAGAGCGCAAGAGAGTGCGATTACCAGTAGTAAGTCAGATAGATATGATGAGGAATGGTAATGAGTGGTATTTTTTATTCTTATCTAATAAATCACTTGGGAGAATGAAGATATTATATTGTCCTATATGTGGCAGGCGACTGGAGGAAGCGAAGGAAAGCACACCGATGATACGAAAAGTACGAGAACCGAAAGATTTAGAAAAACTTCTCGTAAAGCCTCTCATCAAAAATTTTTAAAAAACAAAAAAGGACTTATTTGGAATGCGAATCGTATATGAGACACAACAAGGAGAATTAGGTTCAATCAATTTTGAAGATTATGAGATTTATACTTTGGAAGGCTTTTTAATGGCGAAGGGGAATAGCGGTAAAGACATAACGCTTTTCTTTGGAGAGCCTTGTGAAGCGAAGCGACTTTTCCAGAGAATGCATAGAGCATATGGAGACTCGGTAAAGATTTATAAGATTTTAGGGGTATAGCCTAGTGGTAGGGCAACAGACTTTGACTCTGTTGGGGATGGTTCAATTCCATCTACCTCTGTTTCGTAGGTTTTTGATTTCCTGCGTAATAAATGTTTCACTCCTTGTTATTACCTACTTACTGGCGTGGGTCAAATCCGTCAGTAGGTTTTGCTAGTTGGTAGCAATTTTCAAATCTTATCCTTTCTGTGTGTTTAGTAGTGATGTTAGTGTAGTGGGCATCTAGTCCTAGGCTAGGGTGTAGAGGGTTCGAATCCCTGCCATCACTTTTATTTGGAGGTTATATGGCAAGCGAAGAACTTAAGAAACGAGTTGAGGATGCGAGAACGCTGATAAGATACAAAGGGGATAAACTCGAGTATGCTATAGCGCTCCGTAGTTTTGGCGAGTATTTGATAAAGACAGAGAATGATATTGAGTTTGGAATGGAGGTTCTTGCAGATGCGAAGAGATGCATCGAGAGGATAGTACAAGCGCAGACCAAAGGCGGAACTGTTTGGGATTTAGAGAAATACTGCCAGAAGAACGGCGTTGAATATGAGATACTCGAGGAGTTTTACAAAGTATTACTAGCAGAATCTTATTGGAGTTTCGAGAGTTTCATTTTCTACTTGGAGCGAAAGAGACCTTATGTGAAGAGGTTTTATAAGCCGAGAAGGAAAACGCTCAAGATAGTAACGCAAGACCTTACCGACCTTGATTCTGGTATCATTAAGTTTTACGGCTTATCAATGCCTGCCAGAGTAGGCAAGTCCACGATATGCATCTTCTTTTTGGCTTGGATAGCGATGAAGCGACCTAATAGCCATAGTGCGATGGGCGGACACTCTGGAATCCTCGCAAAGGGTTTCTACAAAGAGTTATTGAACCTAATGACGACAGAGGAATACACCTTCGAGGAAATCTTCAAATACTGGCATCCTAACGCAGTCGTATTAAGGGACAAGTCATCCGAGGAATTCACAATCACCCTTGACGAGCCAGACAGATTTGCCACGATTACTTGCCGTGGTATCGATGGCACTTGGACTGGAGCGGTTGATATCTCAAAAGACGGGTATCTGTATGTAGACGACTTAATCCGAGACAGAGAGCATTCACTTTCGCCGACCCGAATGGAAAACACATTTCAAGAATATCTCAACAAAATGGTCGATAGAAAGAACGATGGTGCGAAGGAACTGATGGTAGGTACTCTTTGGAATGTGCTTGACCCATTGGAACGCCTTCGACAGATGTACGAGGATGACCCTAGATACCGCTTCAGAAAGATTCCTGCTTTGGATGACATCGATGAATCGAACTTCGATTACGAGATTAATGGCTTCTCTACGGCATATTACCACGATATGCGAGAGCGACTCGACAATGCGGAGTGGATGGCAAAGTATATGCAACAACCATATGTCCGTGAAGGTCTGTTATTCCCAGACAATGAGTTAAGATTCTTCAATGGAATCCTGCCAGAAGGCGATAGCAGAGCCGTGGCGGTAGTCGATGTTGCTTTGGGAGGCGGAGATAGTCTATCAATGCCTATTGGAAGGCAATATGAGAACGGCGATGTATATATCTTCGACTGGATATTCGACAAGAACCCAAAAGAGATTACTGCTCCGAGAATCATCGGAAAGATTATGCAGAATCTGATAACGGAGATTCAGTTCGAGGCGAACCAAGGCGGAGACCTTTACTGCGAGTATGTCGATTCGTTATTGCAGAAGCAGGGATATAAATGTTCCTGCACGAGCAGACGAGCGCCTTCTACGATTGAGAAGATGTCAAAGATTATGGCTTATTCTGGGGATGTTAAGAGGAAATTCATCTTCTTAACGCCTAAAAAGCCAACTTTAGAAGAGAAAGAAATGGATGCCAAGATGGGTATAACCAGATTCGTGAGGAGTTCAGATTACCAGAAGGCTATGGATGAGGTTTCGACATTCGTAACTATCGGTAAAAATGTACACGATGATGCGGTCGATGGTCTTACACAGTTGGAGATGTTCCTTGACGGAGGAAACAGACAAGCGAAGGTTGAGGCTATCAACAACCCGTTCTGGAAGCCGAGGGGACTGTTTGGATGATAACTACTGATGGGTTAGACGATTTACGAGATGCAATCATAATACGAGCGGTGCAGGATTACGAAAACGCTCTTATCAGTTGCAGAACGAGCAGGAGAATGCATTTGGCGGAATCTCAAACCGATAAAACGATGATTTCTGATTGCGAGAAATTCTTCAGAGGCTCTTGGATGATGGAATTGTCGAATGTTAATGGTGAGTTTTTGATTGAAAAAGTGAGGAAAAAGGTTGGTGTCTGGTAAGGATTATTTAAAACGAATTGTCTTTTTGAACAAGTTGATAAACAAAAAGATTCAAAAACAGTATGAGATGAGGCTATCTCTTACTGGCTCTTCTCCAATACTTGATGAGAACAAGGTTCAGACTACGCCAGAGCAGGATAGAATGGGTCTGGATATATCTAACATAGTTGACTTGGAAGAAGAGATTAACCAAAACATCGATGAGTTGGTTAAGATGAGAAATAAGGTACGAAGATACATTTTGACTATGGATAATCCGAGATACGCAGACATAATCCGAATGAGATATTGCCAAGGAATCAGATTAAAAGTGATTGCCGAAGAAATGGGCATATCGCTAGAAAATGCAAAGGTAACTCATTGGAGAGCATTGCAGGAATTCGACAAGATTTTCAAGTAAAACACAATATGTTGGGAAATGCTTGACTTGTAAACCCAATATGTGGTACAATCGTACTCGTAGAAGTGTAGGTACTTTAATCACCACGCTTCTCGGTTGATTTTTAGGTCTTTTTATTGTTTAAATATTCTTCACGACTGAAGCACTCACATTATAGTGGGTGCTTTTGTTTTGCGAGGTAAACACTATGCGCAATATATATTGCCCGTTATGTGGGCGCAGGGTATTACGCTACGATGGGATAACCACGATGAGTATTGAAGGCAAATGCCGACAATGTCAGAAGTTGGTAGTTTACTTGCCAGATAGAGATGAAGTCAAAGTGAGAAATGTTCCGCAGAGAGCAACATCAAGCGGTATGAGATTTTATTGAGGTAACAGATGAACAGAGTGCCATTTCAAGAATATGCCAAAGGTCATTATGGCAGAAAAGTAGCATATACAGATGTAAATGAGATTACAGAACAGAATATCGTTAGGGTTCTTGGTGAGGGCGTTTCGGTTTTTAATTACAACAAGCCTCTAATCAAATACCTCTGGGACTATAAAAAGGGTGACCAACCAGTCCTCTACAGACAGAAGATTGTAAGAGATGACATCGTAAACAATGTTGTCGAGAATCACGCTTGGGAGATTGTCCGATTCAAGAATGGTCAGACATACGGCGAGCCAATCCAGTTGGTTTCGTTGAGCAAGGATGAGAAGGTTTCAGAGATTGTTGAGAAGTTCAACAAACTTATGAAGCACTCAAACAAGCAAGTAAGAGACATCGACTGTGGTGAGTGGACAAGTGCGGTCGGTACTGGATACAAGGGAGTTCAGTTATGCCACGGAGCAGAGATTCCATTCCGAATCATCGTTCCTACTCCTATGAACACATTCATCATCTACTCTAGAAACACAAACGAGCCGATGATGTCCGTGCAGGAACTCAAGGACGAGAACGGATACAGATACTTCCAATGCTTCACCCCTACTCACGAATACCAGATTAAGAATAGCCAGTTAGTTCCGTTAACTTCGGATGGTACTGGAAATCTTTTCTACTCAAGACTCCATACATTTGGAGGCATTCCGATTGTAGAGTATCCTAACAACCAAGACAGAATCTCTGATATCGAACTCGTAATCACAATGCTTGATGCAATCAATAATATGCAGTCAAACAGAAGTGATGCTATTGAACAGTTCGTACAGTCGTGGATTAAGTTCGTAAACTGCGATGTGGATGAAGATACCTTCAAGAAGATGAAGATGATGGGCGCACTTGTTGTCAAGTCGAACAATGGTTCTGAAAACAAAGCCGATGTTGACATTATGACACAAGAACTCAACCAGACAGAGTCACAAGTAGCCAAGGATGACCTTTGGAACAATATCCTCACTATCGAGGCGATTCCAAACAAGCAGGGCAATACTGGTGGCGATTCTCAAGGCGCAGTTGAACTCCGTAATGGTTGGGACTTCTCAAAGCAGGCATCACGACTCAAGGATGCTTATGTTGAGGAAGCAGAGAACCGCTTAACACACATATTATTAAACATCCTGCGAATAGAGAAGGGCAGAAACGCTTTTCCTATCTCGTGTGAAGACTTCGAAATCAATATCGTTCATAGTCCTACAGATAATCTTTACACAAAGACACAGTCATTACAGTTACTTCTCCAGATGGGCATCCATCCTCTGGTAGCAATCAAGACTTGCGGTCTTTGGAACGATTCTGAAAAGACATTCCTTATCTCAAAGCCTTATCTGGACGGCATTTACAAGACTGCCGAACAGATAATCGCAGAGAACAAGGAACTCCAAGCGCAGGAACTTAAAGCGCAGGAGATTTTAAACGCAAATAAAGCATCAAATAAAGATGATAATGCATAACTTTTTTGTAATTCCTTCTTCCTAACCTTTTGCAAAGGGGTAGATACAATATGCCTTCAGTAAGAAAATTCGATGAATTAAATAACATTACTAAATCTACCCCAGAGCAGAGGGAACGAATCTTCCGAGAATACTTCAGAGTAATGGAGTTGGATGAAGAAGATGAGGATAGAAGAGTGCAACTCGCAGAGAAACTCTACGATGTGTTTGCGTGGCTTTTTGTTTATGTTAGAGCAAGTGTTGAGTTAGGGCGTGAAGTTGACTCTGTCGAACTCTCAACGAGCCTAGCGATGCGATACAAGGATGCAGTCGATGACAACGGCGCACAACTTGTAATTTCTCAACAGATTATGAATTATATCAACGAAGTTTCTGATGAGATTGCGCAGACAACGGCGAAGAATCAGACAAGCACGGCATTCATCTCTGATGACAGAGCGATAATGGATGCAGAAGAGGAATCAAATTCAATCTGGAATTATTCGGATTATGAACAACACATTAAAGACGGCTACACACAAAAAGAGTGGGTTGATATGCACGATGGCAGAGTGCGAAGAACACACAGAATTGTTGGTGGCACAAAAATCGGCATTATGGATGTTTTCCAAGTAGGAAGTTCGCTAATGAGGTTTCCGAGAGATACTTCATTGGGAGCGGATTCGAAAGAAATCGTCAGATGCCGATGTAAATTAGAATATTACAAATAACCAAGGATTGGGTAGAGCCTAGTCCTTTTTTATTTATAAACAAACAAATCATAAAGCAAGCAACTATGCGTTAAATAGTGTCTCATTGAGCAGAGCGAACTGCGTTAACAAAGTGTGTATGAGAGGAAGGAGATTTTTATGAACAGAGCGCAAGCATCAGCAAATCTTAAGGCTTTTGGTATTGCAGAGCCTACAGATGAGCAAATCACAGACTACCTCAACCAGATTAATGGTGAGTCAAAGGTCTACAAAGATAAGGCAGAAAAGTACAAGTTAGAGGCTGACAAGACTGCCGATTTACAGAAGCAGTTAGATGAACTCAACAACGCTAACCTTTCTGAATTGGAAAAGGCGAATAAGGCAAAGGAAGCATCAGACTCCCGTGTTGCTGATTTAGAAAAACAGATTGCTAATATCCAGTTAAAGGCTTCGTTAGCAGAAAAAGGTATCGTTGGAGAAAACGCAGATAAACTTATCGAGTCTTTGGCAGGAGGAAGCCTAGATGTAAACATTCTTGGTCAAATCATCTCCGAAAGAGAAATCGCTAGTGCTAATGCTAAAGAGCAGGAAATTGCAGGAAGGCAGGGCAATCCGAACGGAGGTCAAGGTGGTTCAGCACCAGAGAAGACCGAAGCGGAGAAAGTAGCGGAATCAGTTGGTAAGTCTTTAGGCGGAGTAAATAAATCATCCGCTGACATTATGTCGAATTATATAAATTAAACGGAGGTAATCAGTTATGAAATTCGCAAAGAATTCGGTTTCTATGACACCAGAAATTCTTAAGAGAAGACTTGGTGGCGAGTTAATCGTTCCTATCACAATTACTGGCTTTACAAATGGTGTATGTAAGGCAGGCTCTCCAATCGGAGCAAATGGCGCAGTAGCCAATACATCAAGTGCAGTAGGCATCCTTCTTAATGATGTTTACGCAGAGAACCCAAACGGCGCATTAATCAAGGCTTTCGCAACAGTTAACCTTGCTAATGCAAATGCAAATAGTGGTCTTACAATTGCAGATGCGGTTAAGACTGCTCTCCCACACATTATTTTTGAATAGGAGGTAATGCGGTATGAGAACGTCAGATTTATATAACGCAAAGGCAATCGCAAGCGTACACGAAGAGGTTGCTTCTAATAAAATCCCTTACCTTGGTCTTGGTCTCTTCCCTGCAAAGAAGAAGATGGGTCTTGACCTTAAGTGGATTAAGACAAACAAGGGACTTCCAGTTTCTTTAAAGCCAAGCGCATTTGATGCAGTTTCTGCAATCAGAAGCCGTGAAGGTTTCAAGGAAGTTGAGACAGAGATGGCTTACTTCAAGGAGTCAATGATTGTTAAGGAGCAGGATGAGCAGGAGATTATGAGAATCCAAGAGTCTGCTGACCCATATGCACAAGAAGTCCTTGACAGAATCTACGATGATGCAAACACACTCGTTGCAGGCGCAGAAGTAGTTCCAGAGCGTATGAGAATGGCTCTTCTTTCTGGTACAACAATTTCTATCGCTAACGATGGTGCTACATACGCCTACAACTACGACCCAGACGGAACATATGCTTCTAACAACCAGTTAGAGTTAACAGACACATCAAAGTGGTCTGATACAACAAACTCTGACCCAATGCAGGATGTTATGGATGCGCAGGATGCAGTTGAGGCAAAGACTGGCACAAGACCATCTATCCTCATCGTTTCACAGAAGACAATGGGATACCTTAAGAAGAACGCAAAGGTTCGCTCATATATTCTTGCACAGAATACTACTGCAACTGTAATCGTTACAGATGCTAGAGTTAAGGCAGTATTCAGCGAGGAACTTGGTGTTTCTATCGTTGTTTACACAAAGCAGTACAAGGACGAGGCAGGACAGACACAGAAGTTCTTCCCAGATGGACACGCAACACTTATCCCTGCGGGCGCACTTGGAAATACTTGGTTTGGTTGCACACCAGAAGAGAGAACTGGTGTTATGGACAAGGCAAAGAGCGTTGCTATCGTTGAAACTGGTATCGCAGTTGGCGTAACAATCACAGATGACCCTATCCACACAAAGACAACAGTTTCTGAAATCGTTCTTCCATCATTCGAGAGAATGGATGAGACATACCAGATTTACTGGACAGAGGCTTAAAATAGCAGGAAAGTTTAATGAAGTTTAATCATTTAGTTAAACATAATGGAGTTTATTACCCAGTCGGCACAGAAGTGCCGATTGGGGATACCCCCGTTATTCAAGAAACAAGTAAAGAAGACATCACAAAAGAGCAAATCGAGGTGATGTCAAATAAAGCATTAAAGGAACTTGCAACAGAGAAAGGTCTTGAGTTCAAGGCTAATATCTCAAATGCAAAACTCCGTGAAATGCTTATCGATTGTTTGGGATTATAGGAGAGTGATGCCGATGGCTCGTACAATTCTGGAGCAAGTTAAGATTCGTTTAAGAATGTACGAAGGCGGAGATATTATCGAGGACGATGATGAGGACTTATTCCTCAACCAACTCATCTCCGAAGCAAAGGAAGATGTTAAGAGAAATCGACAGTATCCGCCTTATTTTACAGACGAACAGATTACAGATGATATGAAGCAATTCGACAATGTAATCGTCAAACTTGTTATCTACGACTATAACAAAGAAGGTATAGAATTTGAGTCTCAAGATTCCGAAAACGGATATTTAAGAACCTACAATAAGAGAGATTCTATCTTGAGCGTTGTAACTCCTCTTATTACTGTGCTTACTTAAAGCACCTTTCCATTATACAAAAGACGGCAGTTCATAAGTGCGGGTTTTCCTTCTCCTTAAGTCGCACTTGTAGGGTAGTTCGTATTTGGTGGTGGGCATCGAACTTTATCTAGGAGGATGATGAATATGGATGGTACAACAACAATCTCTATATCATTAATCATATCCGTAGTGACATTCCTTATTTTACTTTTTACATTCTTTAAGGACTCAAAAAAAGAAGTTCAGAATACAGTAGCGGAGGATTCAGAAAAGTCTTCTGCGATTAAGGAATCTATTTACAAGATAGACCTTACGCTTCAGCAAGTGAACAATACTGTGAATGAAACTCGTCTGGATATCAAAAACCTTAACAAAGACTTACGAGATATCGATAAACGAGTGACAGTCCTTGAGAGAGATGTAAAAACTGCATTCAGCAGGATTGATGAAATGAACGCAAAGAAGGTGGTCAACCAATGAGAAAATGGTTAGGCAAGTCGCCAATCAACTATTTTTCAGACCTCTTCATCGTGGTTATGGTTTTGGCTTTCCTAGTAACTATTGTTGCTATGTTAGTGATGGCTATTTATTCAACAATCGTAAACCAAGACAATTCTATTTGGTCAGATTTAGGCATTCTGGTTGCCGTTCCAGTATCGTGTGGCGGTGGCATTTGGATGATTAAGAACTCTGTATCCCACGCTATTATGAACAAGCAGGGGAAAGAGTGTAAATATGACTTTCCAAAAATCGATGATACCGATATTGAAATGGAGGAAAAGAATGAGTAGACAAGACTTTATTCGTAAAATCACAAGTAGAAAATTCTTAATCAGCCTTGCATCATTTTTAGGCTCTTTAGGAGCAGGAATTGTTGGTATCCAGACTGGAGATGAAACTCTTGCAAAGATAGGTATTGCTTGCGCAGTATTATCATCAGCAATCTACTCTGGTTGTGAGGCTTATGTAGATGCTTCAAAGAAAGTAGAGGCTACAGATGGCGACAAGGACTGCGAGGAAAAATAAACAGAGAATGTGGTATTCGCTTTATCTATATGCGCAGACAGATTATGTCTTGGATGATGACGGCGAAAAAATCATTCTTGGATATGATAGTGATGGGAAACCATTTTATCAAGAGACTGGCACAACAACCCCAGTATATGGGAGACCAGTAGAATTTAAAGCGAGTATCAGTTCTAATCTTAATGAACTTCACGCTCGTGAATATGGAGTAGACCAATCGGCAATATATTCGGAAATACAATGCAATAAAGGATATCTGCCCATTACATTTGGCACTAAAATTTGGCGAACCAATGCACCTAGTTGGTTGGACAAGGAAAACGGAATTCCAGACCCAGACTCCGCTGAATATACTGTCAGAGGTTTATTGACAGAGTTCCTTACACAAGATTGGTTCTTACTTCAGAGAGACAATTAGTATGGCAAAAGTTATATCTGCCAGATTGGGTTCAGAAAGCATTGGAGACCTAATCAAAGGCATACAAAAATATCAGAATTCATTATCAAATAAATGCAGATTGTTCGTGTCCAGATTATCTGAATTGGGTATTCAGACTGCAAGGGCAGAGGCTACTGGAGAGTATGGAGGATATATAGCCTTCACCAAAAGACTTAACCCAGAGGCTACTGGATACAACGCTATAATCTATGCAAGGTCTACCGCTCAAGTAAAAAAAGGACATTATGAGTATACTGCTTATGCTAGACATAATGGATATGCTTATAGCAAAATCACAAAGACTGAATATGAGGTTGACCCATTATTAATGTCAGAGTTCGGTTCTGGTTGGAGGGCGATAGAGCCAGAAATACCCGAGTTATCTGGTATCGCAGGACAAGGAACTTTTCCAGACCAGAAACACGCATTTAACCCTAGTGGTTGGTATTTTATAAATAGAGATGGCAACCTTGAATGGTCTATGGGCGAGACCCCGACAAGACCAATGCACAAGGCAATGATTAAGATGAAATCAGATATTGAGAGAGTGGCAAGGGAGGTATTTAATTAATGATAAATGATTGGCTCTTCGATAACGAGTCGAAGGTATTCAGCATTGTTAAAATGAATAGCGCTTCTTCTATTCTCAACAAGTTTCCAAAAGCAGTATTTACAACTTCTTCAACTGCGAATGGTACTGCAAATTTCCCAACAATCTATATTCACGAGATTGAGGGATATGAGACTGGCAGGACAACAGAACTTGGGACGATTGAAAGTTACACATCAACATTTGAGGTTCGTGTGACTGTAGACTCCAAGAGAGAAGATGCGAAATACATTATGAGATTTATTCTCAACGAGTTTAAGAAACTTGGTTTTGCAAATACTATGACACCTATTATTACATCAAATGCAAATATGTTCGTTGCAACGGCTAGATTCCGCAGAACAATCTGCATTGATGACATTTTATAACAATTTAGGAGGTAAATGGCTATGGCTATTACAAGTTATCTTGCTAGAGTTATCTACAAAGAGCATACATCTGATTCTGATATCGCAGGCTCATATAAGTTACTGGTAAAGGCTAAATCAATTCCTGCTCCAGTATCAGCACCTAACACAGTTGAATCAACAACACTTGAGGATTCAGCGCAGACATTCGAGATGGGTATTAAGCAGTCTGATTCAAAGGAAATTACTGGTAACCTTGAGAAAGAGTACCTTGATAATATTGAGGAACTTGCAGGAAATAAGGTTGACCTTTTCTTCCTTTACGGAACACAAGGCAAGGGCGAAGTTGCTAAATACTATATGGTAGGTCAGGCTTCTGCTACACCATCTGACATTAGTGGTGCAGACTCTATCGTTGAGATGGCAGTTACTGTAATCCCTAACACATCAGCAGTTAAGGTTACAGATACATACACAGTAACAGAGGGTACTGGCGGTACATTCACAGTAGCATCCGCATCTTAATTTAATCATAATCGGGCGGTCATAGTACCGCCCTTTTTATTAATAGTTTTTGGAAAGGACTTTAATATTATGGCAGTAAGTAAGAAATTTACAGTAAATGGTAAAAAGTATGATGCGATTGATTTTACTTTTAACACAGTCGCAGATTTAGAAGATTTAGGTTTTTCTCTTGAAGAGGCATCATCAAAATCTCTTAAGTTTTTAAGAGCATATTTTGCTTTATGCGCAGGAATCTCTGTAAAAGAGGCAGGCGAGGAGATTGAGGCTCATATCATTGGCGGTGAAAATCTTGACGAGATGGGTACATTGATGGCAAAGAAACTTGATGAGTCTGGTTTTTTTCAAAGCATCATCAAGAATGCGCAGGAGAAGAATCAAGCAAATTAGAAATAGAAAACACAAAAAAATTCTCGAGTTTAAGGGAACAGTATGAGTGGGAGACATATCCCTCTGCGTACACAATGGGGATTACTCTGGATGATTTCTGGAAACTCACCCCACATAAATTAAAAATGATTACTCACGCCCACATTGAAAAAATCAAGGAACTTGACAGATTAAACTGGATTCTTGGTCAGTATATTCAATCTGCGGTTGGAGTTGCGGTTGAGCATTGCCTTAACGGAAACAAGGCACATAGCAAATATATTACAGAGCCAATACTAAAAGACTATGGTCAAGACTTCGGACTTACACAAGAAGAAATTGACGATAGGGAACTCAAGAAATTAATTGCTAATGAAGAGGCTTGGATTAGAAACGATAAGGCAAGAGGCTTAAAACAAGCAGATATAGGAGGTGATTAAATGAACAGTATTGCACAATCAAATGCGCTTGCGAAACAAATTTGTGCAGGCGGATACAGATATCTTTACGGCGGTAAAGACCAGAACTACACATCTGCTCTGGTAAACTCACTTGCAAAGTTATATCCAAAGACATTTACACCATATATTAAGGCAGAGGCGCTTAAAGATGCAGATAAAGGATACAAGGCTATCGATTGTTCTGGATTCACTTGTAAGGTTCTTGGAATCGGAAACATTGGTTCTTCACAGTTAAATTCTACTGCTTATAAGAGATATGCGGTAAAAAAAGAAAATGCCAGAGAAGGAATGCTCCTTTGGAAGAGCGGTCATATCGCATATGTTGGTGAAGGTCTTAAAATATATGAGGCGAAATCAACAGTTGCAGATATGTGCGTGTCTACTTGGGAAAACCGAGCAGGAGCATTTACTTATCTTATCGTTGCGAGAGGTTCTGCATTGGAATCAGAAATGAAGAGCGGTGCAACAACAGTAGCGACTAACCCTTACGCAGAGCCAACAAAGGTTGTGACATCCAAGGCTCAAGCCAAGTTAAAAGGAGAAACAAATTACATTTCTTCTGGGAACGGAGTTAAATGGGTGCAATGGCATCTTAAGAGAAAAGGATACGACATTGGGAAGTGGGGTATCGATGGCGACTGTGGTTCTGCTACAGTATCTGCAATCATTAAGGCACAAAAGGATGGCGGTCTTGTTCAAGACGGCTTATGTGGCTCTAAAACAAGAGGATTTTTAAAGAAATAGAGTGTATTATGGCACAACTGAAGGCGGTGAGGATTAAAACTTACCGCCTTATTTTTTTTATAAATTTAAAAAAAAGGAGGTGGGTATAATGGCAAATGCGGAAATTGATGCGCTAACCTTGAGGATTAGTAGTGATACCAGTAACGCTAACCGAGCGTTAGATGGACTTGTCGAAAGACTTCAAACACTTCAATCGTCATTGCTAATGTTCAGCGCAAGCGGAAAAGAAGCGCAGGGCGTTGGAAACAACATCAAGCATATTGCTGAAGCATCTAAAGGGATTGATGCCAACTCCATACAGAGAGCCTCGAGGTCGCTGAAGACACTTTCGTCTGCTATTGATAGTTTTAAAGGCAAAGATTCTCAACAAGCGGTAAGCACACTTACACACATTGCTACTGGGTTAAGAGCCTTTGATGGATTAAATATCCCAGAGATGAAAAATCTTTCGGGGTTATCAACTGCAATCAATTCTCTTGGAAGTTCAAAATCAACATCTGCTACAAAGAATATCCAAGGAATGTCGGGTTCATTATATGGGCTTGGAACTGCTATGAGGAATATTTCTGGTGCAGATTTTGATGCAACATCAATGTCAACCTTTGCAAATAGTGTTGGTCAATTAGGTAAAGCAAGTGTTACAAAAGCAGTTAACAATATCCAAGCGCTTACTCCTGCCCTAGAAAAGGCTATTCCACAATTTAGAGCATTAGGCAATTTAGGAAGCGCTGATTCAATCTTAAATATTGCATCTGCTATTTCTCGTCTGGGCGGTGTTAATGCAGAAAGAGCAATAACTCTTTTACCACAGATAACAGACGGACTCGTAAAAATGCTCGAAACTCTTAAATCAGTAGGCTCTATTGATTCAAGTATCGTTGACTCTTTACAAGCAATTGCTTCTGTTCTGGCATCTGTAGGGGCATCATCACTCCAAGCAAGCCAAAAATTAAATACTCTACAAAAGGCATTTTTAGGTCTTGATAAGACATTAGGCAAAGCGGGCAAGGAAATCGGAACTAAACTTAAGACAATATTTACTGGAATCATTCATCCTATGAGGTCTGTGGGACTTGCATTTAGACAACTCCAGTCTTCTATTGGTAGATTTTATGGTACAGTCTTTATTTTTGTAAGGGTATTCCGAAGGTTATGGTCTGCTATCGAATCTGCAATGAGTTATATTGAGGTGTTCAACTACTTCAAGAGTGCATTTGATGTTATCGGTGAAAAAGCCAACTCACAAATGGCTGAACTCGGAAAGAGCGGTGCTATTGCTTATGCGGAGGCTTTTGAAGAAAATGTCACTTCGCTGACAGAAAAGATGACGGGATATCTTATGGATGAGACATCTGGTTCGCTCTCGTTCAATAGTGCGGGCGTTAATCTTGGTATCGATATTTCGTCATTAATGAATGCACAGACAAGATTCGGTCAGATGGCTAATTCAATTGGTTCGACATCAGAGCAGGCGTTAACGCTCTCAAGAGTCCTTACCGAAATTGGTGCAGATTTAGCATCAGTAAAGAATATGGACTTTGAAGATGTTTGGGATAACCTTGCTTCTGGTATGGTCGGAATGAGTAGAGCGGTTGATAAATACGGCATTAATATCCGTACCGCAGGACTCCAAGAAACACTTTATAACCTTGGAATCGATACAACAGTAGCAAAGTTGAGCCAAGCAGATAAGGTTATTTTAAGAACGATTACTATCCTCCAATCATCTGAATATGCGTGGGGAGATTTATCAGATACATTATCATTGCCTGCAAACCAATTAAGAGTTTTAAAGGCAAATTTCGCAAATCTTGCTCGTAGTATTGGTAATATTTTCTTACCGATGGTTGCAAAAGTATTGCCTTGGATTAATGCACTTGTGACTGCATTTCGTAGGCTCGCCGACTTCATTGTAAAACTTCTTGGATTTGATGGTTTTGAATGGGGTGGCAGTAGCGGTGCAGATAATTCTGGGATTTCAGACTTGCTAGATGAAACTGATTCACTTGGAGATAGCCTTGATTCTGCTTCTGATAGCGCAAAAGCATTAAAGAGGCAGTTAAGAGGATTTGATGAGTTAAACAACCTTACATCGGATACTTCTTCTGGTAGTTCTGGTTCTGGTGGTTCTGGCTCTGGCGTATCTGGAAGTGGTCTTCTCGATACCGCATTATCAGATATTGTCAGCAAATACCAAGAGGCTTGGAATACCGCATTCGATGGGGTTACTACTGGAGCGTTAGGAATCGCTGATACGATTGCCGAGGCGTATGCAGAAGAAGGTCTGACTGGTGTTGGCAATGCAATTAGTACGGCAATATCAGATGCTCTTGAAAGCATTGATTGGGAGTCTGTATATTCAGTAGCAAGCAATTTCGGTACGGGGTTAGGTGATTTCCTTAACGGACTTATTACCGAAGATTTATTTGGTGATATCGGTTCGACAATTGCGGGCGCACTCAATACGGCGATTTATGCAACATTAAGCCTTGGGGAAACAATTGATTGGGAAAATGTAGGTTCATCTCTTGCGGAAGGACTCACAGACTTCTTCACGGATTTAGATTTCGAGGCTTTAGGCGCAGATATCCACGCTTGGATTTCTGGTATAGTAACGGCAGTAACAACATTTCTTAAAAAAGCAGACTGGGGAGAGTTGCTTGATGGAATCGGGGATATTCTTGATGGGTTAACTACTGGTGACAAGGCAATCATCTTCACATTGCTATTTGGAATCCCGTTGTTTAAAGCAGGCGCAAGTGTTACGGCAGAAGCAATCCACACGGCAATCGTCAAGAAACTCGTGGAGGTGCTTGGCGGTTTAGCAGGAACTGCCGTGGGTACTGGAGCATCTGCGGGTACAATGACTGCAACAACCGCAGGCGGTCTTCTTTCTATCGCTTTACCAATAGCAATCGCACTTGCGGTAGGAGTAATCGGAAGTTATCTGGTAATCAATAACGCTGAAGAACTTACTGAAATTTTTGGTGATGCGAAAAACGCTTTAGAGAATACTGTTGAAGAGAATCCTAGCATATTCCAACTTGATATGGATATGCCAGTAAATCCAACCCCAGTAATAACCGATGAAAAAAAGAAGGAAGTTGCCGATAAAATCGTAGGTATCGCAAAAGATATGGCTACTGTTGGTGCTAACGCTTTCGTGAGTTCATCATCTACACCTACAATTCAGTTTGATTTAGACGGCAGAGTAACTCCAGAATCGACAAAGAGAGTAAAGACTTGGGTTGATGATAATGTGCCGAAAACAATGAGTATTGATGCTACTCTCAAACGCACTTGGCAGAGAAGTTCAACTACTGGTTGGTGGGCAGATAACAGACCCGCAGTTAATTCACTTACGGCTAACTTAAAGAGAAATTGGTCGGTCAAGAGTTCTACTGGATGGTTTTCGGACAACAAGCCAAATACAAGTCCACTTTATGTAGGGTTAAAGAGAAATTACAACATCAATAAAACTACGGGATGGTTTACGGAGAATACGCCAAAAACTAATCCCCTTACTGTAGGGTTAACGAGAAATTACTCAATCAGTAAGTCTGACGGATGGTTCACAGAGAATAAGCCAGTAACAAGTAATCTGTCTACTGGATTATCTGCGGGATGGGATTCATCTACTTGGTGGAATAATAATAAGCCTGCGGTTGGCGATTTATCAACAACCCTCAAGGTTAACAAACCTACGATTACTGCATCGGTAAGCACGAGAAAGACGGATGCACTCTTGTGGCAAAAATTAGGATTTTCGGGAACTCCACAAATTGATATTAATTACTTCAAAAAAGGTGGTTTCCTCGATGACCTCGGCAAAGGTTCGTTATTTATGGCGGGCGAGAATGGAGTCCCAGAGATGATGGGTACAATCGGTGGCAAGAATGCGGTTGCATCTGGAACAGAAATTACTGGTATCTCTGATAGCATATACGATACAAGCGGGCAACAGATTGGTTACCTTCGAGAGCAGAACAGTCTCTTAAGACAACTTCTTCAAAAGAA